CCAAACATGCCCCGGAATTGCTCCCCCGCTGATATCAGAGCTGTCACCGATGGCAACAACGGCGGCTATGGCGGAGGTTGGGGCGGTGATTGGTCTGCATGGATCATCATTTTCCTGATCTTCGGCTTCTTCGGCTGGGGCGGCAACGGCTGGGGCGGAGGCTTTGGCGGCCGTGGTTCCGGCGCTGGCGTGGTGGACGGGTATGTTCTCGCGTCCGATTTTTCCAACATCGAGCGGAAAATTGACGGCGTGAACAACGGTGTCTGCGACGGCTTCTACGCCATGAATACCGGTATGCTGAATGGGTTTGCAGGCGTGAACCAGAATATCAGCAACGGTTTCCAGGCGGCGGAGCTTTCCCGGTGCAATCAGCAGGCTGCCTTGATGCAGCAGCTTTTCCAGATGCAGATGGCAAATCAGGAGTGCTGCTGCGAAAACCGCGCCGCTATTCAGGGCGTGAACTACAATCTGGCTACCCAGAGCTGCGACACCCGGAACACCATCCAGAACACCACCCGTGATATCATCGATGCCATGAACTGCGGTTTCCGCTCCATCGACCAGCGCTTGACTGCCCAGGAGCTGGCGGCGAAAGATCAGAAAATCGCCGATCAGAATCAGCAGCTGTTTATGGCGCAGCTGGCCGCTTCCCAGAATGCCCAGAATCTCACGATCAAGGGCTATGTGGAGAACCAGTTCGCGTACTACAATCCCCGCCCGGTTCCCGCTTATCAGGTGCAGAATCCCAACTGCTGCTACGGTAACGGCTACGGCTGCGGGAGTGTAGCGTAAGGAGGGACTAGCATGGCGGTTGAACTTACTGCGAACGCTGTCCAGGCGGTGCCCGCCGGACAAAACGTGCTATTTACCGATACGCCGGTGAAATGCGGGCGGGGGTATGTTGTTCACCGTGAAGGCGCTGGGCTGGTGACGCTTCGGGGCATTTGCAATGGATGTTCCCCAATCGCGCGGTATCGCGTGCTTTTCGTGGGAAATATCTCCGTGCCTACCGGCGGAACCGCTGGGGCTATCAGCGTAGCGCTGGCGCTGGGCGGTGAAGCGCTTCCCACCACTACGGCGACGGCAACACCCGCCGCCGTTGGAGACGCATTCAACGTGGCAACCTCCGCGTTTGTGGATGTTCCCCGTGGGTGCTGCGTAGCGTTATCCGTGCGCAATGTCTCCACGCAGGCAATCGATGTTGCCAACGCAAATCTGATGATTGAGCGCGTGGCCTAGGAGGTGAAATTATGAAGCACTGGGAACAGCTGAGAGATACACTTTGCCGGGAACTGGACGAAATCGCCGAAAAAGGCGAACTGTCCGCCGGTGATCTGGAAACCGTGGACAAGCTGACGCACACCATGAAGAATCTGGATAAGATCATGATGGGCGAAGGATACAGTAACGCCGGGGACTGGTACGCCATGGGTAACTATGGGCGGGATGGTTATAGAGCCGATTACCGGGACGGCGTGAGCTACCGAGGCCGTAAACGCGATAGCATGGGACGCTACAGCCGCGCAGACGCCAAGGAAGATATGGTGGATAAACTGCGGCGCATGATTGATGAAGCGCCGGACAGCCGGACGCGAGAGGCTCTGGAAAAGGCCGTCCGTTGTATGGAGGATTAAAAAATGTTGGCAGAGCGGGATTTGCTGGAAACAATCGAAGAATGTAAAGCGGTGAAGCGCCCAACTGCGGCGACATGCCAGTTAATGGCCTCGTGCTATACCATTCTAGATCACCTGTTCCCGGAATATTCCCGCTCTGCTGATGTTCCCCCCGTAAGCCTGTATTCCGCTGCTCCTGCACCGCAGAGTGATGAAATATCCGGAAGCGAGTTTGCAATTGCCGCAAATTCAGCGGGAATGAAACGGCTATTAGAAGTGATGGACGAACACATGGAGTGCATTCGGCTGATATACCCCAAAGAATACGCGGCGATTATGCGGCGGCTCAGAGAATGAGCGGCAAAATTCCGTTGCCAATCCGTTGCCAATTTGCGCCTTAAAAACGTACCGCACGCGGGAAAATATTAAAATCTGCGGTAATATTTTCCCGTAGAATAGTTCGGAGAACGCGGGAATATAGCTGATAAAGCAATAAAAAAGCCCTAGAATAAGTTTCTAGGGCTTTTTTTATGTGGCGGAGAGAGTGGGATTCGAACCCACATGATAAATTTATAAATATGTTGCGGCACTAGCGATTTTTAATTTTCATTTCCCGTGTCGTTGCCAATTTTGCGGTTTTTCATTGCCTCTGGCGTGAAATAATCCGTGAACTCTTTCGAGCGTTTGGCAATATCCCGTTCCGCTAAGTGCGTGTAAATTTTGCGCATCGTCCCTAAGTCTTTCCATCCGCCTATGTCCGCCGCCATCATTTCCGGGATTCCCATATGGTAGGCCAGCGAGGCGAAGCTGTGCCGTAATCCGTGCATCCCCACCTCTGGCAAGTTGTTTTCCCGGCATATTTTGTTGATGTGATTGAATAGCGTACATGTCGCGGCGTTTACAACAAATTCCGTATCTTTCGGCGCGGCCGTAAGTGCATCGTAAAGCGGTGGAATCATAGGCACGGGGCGACGGGATTTTTTCGTTTTGTTCTGCGGCTTGAGCTTCAGCCCATCTTCACCACGGACTTTTGCACCACGAACATAAATTGCCCTGTTTTCAAAATCGATATTCTCCCACGTCAGAGCCAACATTTCAGAACGGCGTAAACTGGATAAGCAAAGCAGTGCCGGGATTTCCACCGGATCACCTTTTACGGCCTCAACAAAAATATCAATCTGGTCAGGCTCTAGGAATGGCCGCTCGTTGTCCTCTTTCTCAAAAAGGACGACTTTCGGCTGCTTCCCGGTTTCTTTTTTGATTGCCGCCGACATTAGCCCCCACGCATTCTTGATGTACTTCGGCGATCTGCCCATTTTCTTTTCATCGTCTATAGCGGACTGCCATCGTGCGTCCGGCGTGGTGTAGATATTGTATGCCATCGCCCGCTGAAAGGTATTATCCCGATATCTGATATAGCCGTATACCGTAGACGGTGAGCGACGCCCACGGCGGACTAAATCACGGGTATTCTCTATGTATGCGTCTACTGCTTCGCCTAGCGTAAGCCGCCCCTGTGGCCGCTCCTGAGCTTCCAGAATGCCGTTTTTGATTGCAAGGTATTCTGATAGGCACTCATCATAAGTATCGCGTGTAATGGACGTGCGCCGCCCATCCAAGTATACACGGGTATGCCACGCGCCGGAGGGAAGCTGCTCTATTTTTGGCAGCTTTATTTCCGGCTCATTCTTTCTTTTTGCCATAAGGAATCCCCCTTTACATGCGGTTAGAAAAAATGGCAGACCGCCGAAACGGTCTGCCACTGTTTTTGAGAACTAGGTGGGGCGACGCTCCCACATCTCCTAACAAGGGCGACGGCTGCCCGTTCCGTCTTCTAGTCCTTTCTGCTTTTGAGCAACGCGGCCTTGGTTTCGATAATATTTAACGGACTATGTAGAACCCCACGTTCAACCATGTTCAAGTAGGCAAGCGCTTTTACACGGATGTTTTTCTTTATATTTTTGTTTTCCAAAACATAAGGCACATTGTTGATATTGTATGGGCGTAGTACATGTTCCGGGAGGACGGGGAACATATCGCAGATAATAAAAGCCCTGTCTTTTCCGTATATCGGCGCTATGAGGTAATGCACGCAGTTTCCGGAGCCGTGCCGCCTCTCACTTTCATATATCAGCCGCTTGTATTTATCTACGTTGGTACTCATTGGAACCATCCATAGGACACCGGATTTGTCCGCCATAGCGTAGTAGTGGGGGCGGCTCTCCTGCTTATTCTTCATATAGCGGTTGTTCCCGTATTTTTCAAAGAAAGCATCACGGATTATGTATATTCCGGAGTCCTGTATCTCTGTCATTTGTTATCCCCCAAAAAAGAATGCCGAACCGGCATGGCGGCCAGTCCGGCATTTTCAGGCCGGAGTTTTGTATCCCGCTCCCGGCAAGCGGCAGTCTTACAACAAGCCGAAGTCTTATATCCCGCTCTCGGCAGGCGGCAAATTAGGGCGGACGATGAACGTCGTCTATATAGCGTAGGTGGTTATCCTACGTCTATATTGTACCCCGAGAAATGGAAAATAGCAATAGACAGATTGACCAAAAACGGAAAAATATTTCCGACAATCGTAAAAATTTATCTTACCTCTGAATCCATCCGGTTCCCGGGTGCATGATATCGAAGATGAGCCAGCCTACTAGGAAGATTACCAGCACCGCAATGGAAATGCCCATAATCAGAATCACCCGGCGGTTCTGGCGGTTGAGAAGGCTGTAGTGCGTTTGCAGCTGCATGGTGTGCCGCCTGTAGTCCTCGCTCTGGCGGATGATCGTTGCCTGAAGATATTCCACATATTCCTCCATGGACTGGCCGGGGGCGGGTAGCACCGGGTGTTCCTCCGGGGTGTACTGCACGGCGGCCTCAATGCTCTGCACAAGCCTTGCCGTCGGCTCCGTCGCACCATTCAGGGCGCGGCAGATCGTGGCCTTGGATACGCCGCAGGTTTCTGCCAACTCCTGCTGGGACATGCCCCGCTCCTTCCGCAGGGCTTCCAATTCTGATAAATGCTCGGAAATATTCATAAAACCGCCTCCAAAAACGGAATGTTTCACATATGGAACGATTGTTGCGAAAATGGAACGGGAATTTCACATCTGGGGCTTTACGAAACGCCTGTGCGGGGTGTATGGTGGTATTGCAACCGGCAAGGGACACACGGCGTTACCGGCGGCAAGCCCCGCCACCTTGTGGCACTGGTGGCGGGGCATATCAGAAATTAGTGAATTTTCTTATAGGTAACTTCCAGCCCTGTATTGGGATGATATTTCCACGTTACAGTTACATTTTTACTGTTGTATGTTTCGGTTTGCCTCCCATCGGATGCGGATGTTTCGTTCATCTGATTAAAAAGGGAATCTGGAAGTCCCAACATTCCGTTGATGGTAGGTATTGTAACGTAAGCGTCACGGCAATAAAGGCCGGAATCATCATAGTCATACGGATTTGTATCAATGCTCAAATAACTACCGTCCGACCCGACTTGCGCCCACGTGGGATCACAGAGCATATCGTATAACTGCTTAAAATTGGGCTTAGTAGCTCGCTGAATGAATATGAACGCTACGACAAAAATTGCGACCATTGCAATAATTGCCGGAACAAAATAGCTTTTCTTCTTGGGTTCGGCCTTTTGCTTGGGGGGAGCATTTAGATCAGCGCCGCAGTTATCACAAAATTTTTGATTTTCTCTTATGGCAGCGCCGCAGGACGGGCATACCATTTGGGGGGTATTTTGTTCGCCTGATGTTTCGAGTTCATTTGTTAAATCTTCCATAGTGATACCTCTTTCCTTTTTATTCAGGTATGCGAGATAGATTTCTATGCCCGTGACCCTACATAAAAATAATACCATGCTCAGAAAATAATTTCAACGAAAAGAAAAATTTTTGTGCATTTTTCTAATTAGTCCGATTTATTGGACATTTAGTGTGCTACTGTATGTTATGCAAACAATTGTTCTAAATATAAAAGGAGGAACGGCCAGTGACGAAAAATGCATTGCGAAACAGAGTAAACCGTGATATAATGGAAGAAAGGAGAACATTGCCGAACATTCGTGAACAGTTGGCGGAGAATATTCTTTCCCTAACTGATGAACAGGCTGCATATGTGCTAAGGAGGGTAAAATGTTTGTTACAAAGCGAGCGCTCAGAAAAGAGAATCGAAAACTAAAAGAACTGCTTCAAAAATGCCAGAATCTGCAAAGCAAAGTCAAAGACTCCTGCCTTAATGCCAACTGCATTCTGTGCGAACACTGTGTAATGCCGCAAAGCGACTTGCCATTTGTTCTGGTTGGATGCAGGTTGGAGCGTGCCTGTGCCCACTTTTCACCAAATCAAATCTGTAAGGAACTTCACAAGCAATGCGGAACAGACGCCGAGGAAAAAACCGATTGCCTCGTGGAAAATGGCTGACCGCCATTCCTTGTGCCGAAGTTCCTTATAATTTCGCCCCTTCTCCGTCAAGCGGAAATCGCTGTGGGCGTCGTTCACCCATTCGATACATTTACATTCGGCAAGGTATGCCAGAATGCCGGTATAATCTGAATAGCTGTGAATTTTCTTTTCATCAATAACGCCCATCCAAGCTATTACGTTGTATGTGTTGGAGTCCCCGAGCGGGGGATTGGCAATCAGGATATCCAGCACATATTTGGAATCTTTCGTTAATCTCACAATAAATTTATAGCCTCCTTGATAATGTTGGAAAGCTTACCGCACTGATCGTCGGACAGGCTATCAATTAAATCCAGAAGTTCCCGTTTTTCGGGGCTGACCTCGCCATTCGTGGCGGGGTCTTTTTTTGTTTCCTCGCTCTTGAGGTATTCAACGGTGACACCGAAATAAGCCGAAAGCTTGGCTAGTGTAGTATCATTCGGCAGCTTCCCTTTTTTCCAACCGTTGGCGGCGGCATTTGATAGTCCAATAGCAGATGCTACCCCAGAGGCGGACATTCCTTTGTTTGCGCACAGCTCACAGTAGCGCATATAAAAATTTGTTTGTTCTTCGCCTTTTAAGAAATCTACGGTTACACCGAAATGATCGGCAATTTTTTGTAATGTTGCGTCTCTCGGTTCTGCCCCGTTCTTCCATCTTGTTACAGATGGTTTGCCAAGTTTTAGTTCCACGGCAACAGCGGATGGGGATTTCCCAACGGAATTACACAATTTAACATAATTTTCGTAAAAAGCCATAATTAACACTCCTGCATTTTGTGCAATGTGACAAAGTTGCGTTCGTTATCACTTTTACAGTTGACAGTTACGTTTGTTAACGCTATAATAGCACTGTGAGTTACGAAAGTAAACAAAACCCCAGACCCAGGGTAAAAAATCCTGCGTCAAAGCTATTCTGTTCCTCGCAAGTACATAGTAGCATACTTTGTTAACTTTTGCAACCATAAAATGACTGCGGTGGGAAAGAAAAAACGCCTGCGGACAATCGCAGACGCTTTTCCCCCAGATTTTTTACCGAAACACGGCGGCAACCCGGCACGCGCCGAAATTACTTTATCGGCGGCTCCCGGGCAGTTGCATTAGGCCGGGAGAAATGCCGAATCCGTAAATTGTCTTACGGTTCTTAGCCGTGCCAATCACTTACAGCATATCTGGTTGCTGTGCTCCATGCGCATCATGCAGTTGCCTTAGTTCGGAACGCCAGAGCAAAAAGATTGCTTCGCCAATGGCTCCGCATCAAATCACCCCTTTCTGTTGTTACACAGGGAACGCATGAAATTGTAGCACGGTTTCCCGCCGCGGTCAACATTTTTAACTAAAAGGAGGAATACAATGCCCGAAAAATGGACGGGGCGGCTCATCGGGCGGATGCACAATGAGCGGATCACCTATGAGCAGCTGGCAAACGAAATGGGCGTGAACAAAGCGTACATTTCCATGATTCTGAATGGGAAGCGGAAGCCACCCAATATCCAGAAGCGGATGGAGACCGCTTTGGAAGCAATCATCAAGCGGGAGCGAGAGAAGCAATCTCAGAAGAAGGGAGAAATAACATGAGTACCTCCACGATTCTTTCAATAATTGGAATGGCGTTTGCCTGCTATTCGTTGGGGTACAGCGTTCGGGGACTAGTAGATTGCATTGCCCCCAAGGTAAAGCCCGCAGATAAAGAGAGCGAGGGGAAAGACAATGCCTAGAATCCGGCAGTATGCCGAGCGTTACGCAGTGGAGGATTTCTGGAAGGAAATCGACCGCTGCTGTCCCCTGGCGGGGATTCAGAGCGATAATGCGTCGGCGCTTGGGAAAAGAATCGGCGAGGGGTACCAAAACCTGCTGAACTACAAAAAGGGGAAAACCGAAATGCGGGTAAGCGTCCTTCGGAAGCTGGTGACCACCCTCCACCCCAACCCGGCGGTGATCCTGAAAACCCTGGGGTACTCTGAGAAGGAGATACGGGCGTTCGCAAGGGAATGGCAGTGATTTGAAATCTACGGCAGAATGCCGAAATTGAAAGGAGTTATTTATGGCGAAATACAAAGTTGGGGATAAGGTGCGGATTGTAGACCACCGAACCGGCCGCATGAACATTCTCGGGGAAATGGACAAGTGGCTGGGAAAGTCATGACGATCAGAGAGTGCTATTTGACCAGTTATCGTATGAAGGAAGATTACGGCGAATATAACGGATACGGCTGGTGCTGGTACGAAGACATGATCGCTGGCCTTGCAGAGCCTGAGCGGGAACCCTGCACCGTGGAACTCCGGTTTGACGGGATGATTACCACGGCCACGCTGAAGCGTGGCGGGCGGGACGTGAAGACCGCAGAAGCCCGGTGCAATCCGAAGGATACCTACAGCAGAGCGGAGGGCGCGAGGGTCGCCGTTGAACGGCTGTTTGAGAAGAAGCGCAAGGAGGACAAGCCAAAGAAGAGCAAGCGTGAACAGGGCAAGCCCAAGGTTGGAGACAAGTTTGTGGTTGTACAGAAACGCTATCTCCCGCATCATAGCTTTGCAATAGGGGATATTGTTACGCTGGAAGCAATAGCCGCCTCGGATAATATCTATCGTCTCGGGATGAAATTCCAGTATGTGAATGACCGGGATTTGAAGCCTTACAAGGAGAACGCCAAATGACACCCAACGAAACGACCCAGCTTCGCACCATGGCGGAGATGAACCGCCGGTTGCGCCGGGAAAATGAGCATTTGCGGGAATCCTTGGGCATGGAAACGGAGGAACGCAAGGCGTTTGACGATGAGAACGTGGAGCTTTTCGCCGTAGTCCACAAAAACCACGACAGGAGGTGAACGATATGGCAAGCAGGAATATACCCATGGATGCCCGGTGGGAGCCGGCGCCGGAGAACCGGAAGCCGTTCGATATCAGGAAATGCGTTTTCCGTGTTCTCCCCTATGCGGGGCTGAATCTGGTGCTTTTCTGGTGGCAGCAGGCCGATTTGCTGGCAGACACGGCGGCAGTTCCCGCAATGTGGGTGTGCGCCATCCTGATGGGTGCTGGTATCGGGCGTTGCATCAGAGGGCGATAAAAAGCCGCCCCCGATGTTACAGCACCGGGGACGGCAAGACACAGAGATAACGAACATAGTCGCATTTACAGTATATCAAATGGAGAAAGGAAAGTCAATGGACGTTTTTGATAGCATGGAGCCGTGGCGACAGGCTGAACAGTTGGCGGCGGATGCCGACTTTCGGGAAGCGGCACTCCCGAAGTGTGCCAGGTGCGGATGTCCCATCACAGACAGCAAACTGGTATATATCCCGGCGCATGATGAGTTCTACTGCCTGGATTGCATCGATTCCATGACGGAGTTCAACGAGGAAGCGGAGGTGGAGGAATAATGGAGGACGGAATCATCATCAGCGAATCGGAAAGATTCGAGGATATCTACATTAGGCCGTACAATCGAGTCAATGTTCCGGCTGTCATTTTCTTGAATGGTAAGAGGCGCACTGCCTACATTAACGCCCTTGCTACAAAGTTTTGGAACGGCGAAAACACTGTTGGGATAAAAGTAAGCAAGAACTACGTCGTTTTTATTCCGCAAAAAATTGGTAGAACATTAAAAATCAACAAAGTTAGTTCAGGCTTTTATATCAGCGTAGGTAGCTTAGGCGGAATTGTTCCCCCCGGGGCAAAATACCGGGCATATCCGTACAAAGGCGGTATCGCTATAAAACGGTTTGAGCCGTTGCAGGAGGATGAAGAATGATACGGAAAATTCCAACCGCGGCCATGAGCAAAGAGGAATGGACAGCGCTACGCTCTACCACCATTGGTGGTTCGGATGCCGCCGCCATTCTTGGGCTGAATCCCTACAAGTCACCGTATGCCCTGTGGGCGGAGAAAACCGGGAAGGTCATCCCGGAGGATATTTCCCAGAAAGAGGCGGTACGCCTCGGCACGGGCTTGGAGGAATACGTAGCAAAGCGGTTCACCGAAGCTACCGGGAAAAAGGTACGCCGGGAGAACTACACCGTATTTCGGGACGATATGCCCTACGCCCACGCCAACTACGACCGGCTGGTCATCGGTGAACGGGCAGGATTAGAGATCAAAACCACGAACGCGCTCCACTTGAGCAAATTCAAGAACGGCGAGTTCCCGGCTACTTACTACGCGCAATGCTGCCATTACCTTCTTGTGTCCGGCCTTGACCGCTGGTATCTGGCGGTTCTGGTTCTGGGCATTGACTTCAAAGTGTTCGTCATCGAGCGGGACGAGGCAGAGCTGGAAGCCCTGAAAGAGGCGGAAGAAAGCTTCTGGGCGAACGTTCAGAGCGAAACGCCCCCGGCCATTGACGGCATGGATTCCACCATTGACGCCCTGAACGCAGAGTTCCCGGCCAGCGATCCGGACACCGAAATGGATTTGACCGGCTGCGCCGTTGACCTGGCGATCATGGACGAATGCAGCCAGCAGATCAAAACGCTGGAAGAAAAGAAAGCCGCCGCTCAGGCGCGTATCATGGAGACCATGGGAACCGCCGAGCGGGGCGGATACGGGAGTTACAGCGTCACATGGAAGACACAGAAGCGCTCCACATTCGATAGAAAGAAGTGGGAGAAAGACCACGGAGAAATCCCACAGGACTATTTCAAATCTTCGGAAAGCAGAACTTTCCGGTTCAAAAAGGAGAATATTTAATGGCAAACGTGATTCAGAATGCCACCGCTTCTACTCAGGCGGTAGCGAAAAAGAAAAACCCCAGCAGCATTCAGGACTACATTGAGGTGATGAAGCCCGCCATTCAGGCGGCACTGCCCAGTGTGATGACCCCGGAGCGGTTCAGCCGCATTACCCTGTCTGCACTGAGCGCCAACCCGAAGCTCAAGGAATGCACCCCTCAGTCTTTCCTTGGCGCTATGATGACCGCCGCACAGTTGGGCTTGGAGCCGAATACCCCTCTCGGGCAGGCTTACCTGATTCCCTTCCGCAATCACGGCCAGATGGAGTGCCAATTCCAGCTTGGCTATAAGGGGCTTATTGATCTGGCCTACCGTTCCGGTGAGGTTTCCATCATTCAGGCGCACACCGTATACGAAAACGACGAGTTTGAGTATGCCCTTGGCCTTGACCCGAAGCTGCGGCACGTCCCCGCCAAGAGCAACCGCGGCAAGCCCATTGCCTACTACGCCATGTTCAAGACCAAGGACGGAGGCTACGGATTTCAGGTTATGAGCATCGAGGAAGTTACCGAGCACGCGAGAAAGTTCTCTAAGAGCTTCGGGGATGGCCCGTGGCAGACCAATTTTGACGAGATGGCAAAGAAAACCGTTCTGAAAAAGGTGCTGAAATACGCCCCGCTGAAATCCGACTTTGTGCGCGGTATGGCTCAGGACGGCACCACAAAGACGGATATTTCCTCCGACATGACAGATATCCCGGATGTGACGGAATACATTGATGTTGATGCCGAAACCGGCGAAGTCATCCCACAGGAGGCCGCGGAAAATGCTTAACACCGTTTCTTTGCAGGGGCGGATGGTGCGTGACCCTGAGCTGCGGAGAACAAATTCCGGCAAGGCTGTTACAAGCTTCACCTTGGCTTGTGACCGGGATTTCAAGAACCAGCAGACCGGTGAGAAGGAAGTTGACTTTATTGAATGTGTCGCATGGGGTGGCACCGCCGAAATGGCGGAGAAGTACTTCCATAAAGGCCAGATGGCCGTAGCGACCGGCAGATTACAGTTGCGGGACTGGACGGACAAGAACGGCCAGAAGCGCCGCACGGCGGAGATTTTGGTAAACAGTATCTATTTCTGCGGCAGCAAGGAAAGCGGCGCTCAGGCCAGCTCTGGGGCTGGCAACGGATACAGTGCACCGGCGTATCAGGCTCCCGCCCCTGCGGCGAACTTCGCAGAGCTGGATGGAGAGGACGAACAATTGCCGTTCTAGGCCGGAAAAATCAATCTTTCCCTAAAAAGATTGACAGTACACATTCAGAAAGGAAGGATAAACAATGGAAAAAATCTCTTTACAGGAAATGGTAGGCGGTGCGCTTCAGGAACAGTTTGAAAAATCGTTCCTGCGGGTTGTAGAAAACCTGGCTGACCCGAACACGCCCTTCAAGGATTGTCGGAAAATCTGCATCGAGCTAAAGTTCACCCAGAACGAAGCCAGGGATGATGTATCCTGTGCAATTAAGGTTTCTGAAAAGCTGGCGGCACAAGCCCCTATGCAGACCGCTTTCATGATCGGGAAGAACCTGAAAACCGGCCAGGTATTCGCAGAGGAATATGGGCGGCATAACCGTCTTCCGGGTCAGATGCAGATCGACGCAGAACCGGAAATCCCGTGTGACCCCGAAACCGGCGAGGTCATTGAACAGATTCCGGCAACCGTTATTGATATGCGCAAGGCTATGAAAGCCTAAATAAGAAAGGATGGCAAAACATGATTAAAGAAGCATTGCAGTACATTGTGGGCCTGTCGGCCCCCGTTGTCCAGGAAATCGGCACCGAAACCTATTCCGATAAGCCGCTGCACCGGGTGGATTTCACCCCCCTTGCAGAGCCTATCCAGCTTTCCACCCTGGAAAGCCTGGTGGACTATATCAAGTCCAACGTGGACAACATTGGGCCGACTTGGGGGGATTCCATGTTTATCCACGTTCTAAGCCCCACGAAAGTCAAAATGTATACCACATTGAACAACAACCGGGAGCGGGAATACATTGCGGAGGTCACAGCAAATGTGCCGGAATTTGGTTTCAATCGCTGGATTGACCATGAATCCTTCTGTATTGCCCTTCAGTCCAAGTTCCTGCCCAACGAAGATCGGGGACTGCTGCTCAAGTTCGCCGGAACCGTGGAAAGCGGCACGATTGCCGAATATGGGGATGATGGCGTTACCCAGAAAGCCACGGTGAAGGTTGGCATTGCCAAGAAGGGTGAAGCGGTCATTCCGAACCCTGTTACGCTGGTTGCCTACCGTACCTTCATTGAGGTGGAACAGCCGGAAAGCCTGTACATTTTCCGTATGCAGGACAGAAACGGCATTCAGTGTGCCCTTTATGAAGCGGACGGCGGCGCATGGAAGATCGATGCTATGCACAGAATCAAGGCGTATCTGGAAGCGGCCCTTGAGGGCGTGGACGGCTATATTGTGATTTCCTGATTCCTAACCCTTGGCGGTGGGAGGGCAAACCGCCAACTCCAAAAGGAGGGGGATCGTGGCAAAAGAAGTTTTCAGAATCGCCTACCCAAAGACCGGCGCGGAAAAGAAGAAGTGGGCGAAGGAGTACGGCATGAATGCGTACTACGCCGGGAAGCACTGGGCATTGCGGAAGAAAGACGCCGAGTTATGGCACTGGCTTACATTGGCGGCCATGAACGCCCAGGACGTTCGCAGAACGCCGTTTAAGCAGCCCGTAGCCGTAACGTTCTACTGGAATGACCGGCTGGACATCGACAACCATGCAATCATGGGGAAGATGATCGTGGATGCCATGAAAGGCCGTGTCATCGAGGACGATAACCGGCGCTGGCTGAAAAGCGTTTCCCACAATTTCCACGACGAGGATTACATACAGGTTGAAATACGGGAGGTAAGGCCGTGACACAGTGTGAGCGTATCCTGCGGCATTTGCAGGACTATGGAAGTATCACCCAGGCCGAGGCTGTTACCGAGTACGGCTGTTACCGGCTGGGCGCAAGAATCTGGGATTTGAAAGCCCAGGGCGTTCCCATCAAGAGCGAAACCGTCGCCGGGAAGAACAGATACGGGGAGCGGACGTGCTTTGCAAGATATTCGCTGGTGAAGGAGGTGAATGCGCAATGAAATATGACGTTATCGTCACCGATGCCGAGGATATCTTTGAATTGGATGACCTTCAAGATAATCTTCTCCGACTGGATTGTATATCCGAAGAAGAAGTAAAACACATAGTTGACATTTTTGGCAGTCGCGACTTTCAAATTGTTCTATTCCCTAGGCTGGGAAGCGAGGAGTAAACTATGGCAATCAAAAGCGGACTTGATTTCTTTCCGCTTGATGTTTGCTTGGACAAGAAGTTTGAACTGATAGAAGCAGAATATGGCTTGACAGGATTTGGTGTAATCGTTCACTTGCTGCAAGAGATATACGGCAAGGAGGGTTATTACATTGAATGGACAGAGGAGGTTGCGCTTTTGTTCGCCCGAAGGTGCGGGCTGGGTGGGAGCGTCGTTTCCGAAATAATAGAGGCTTCTATCAGACGAGGGATGTTCGACAAAGAGATATATGACAAGTATCATGTTCTGACTTCACGGGGAATTCAGAAGCGGTACTTCGAGGCAGTCAGCCGCCGTAAAAGTCTTGAAGTCGATTACAACATCCTTCTGGTCGAGTGCGCCCAAATTTGCCCCAATGTAAACATTTCAAGCAGAAATGTCAACATTTTCTCAAAAAATGCTGACATCCAAAGACATAGTAGAGTAGAGGAGAGTAGAGTAGAGAAAAGTAGAGTAAAGGAGAGTATAGGCGCGGAGCCGGACACCGCCTCCACGCCGCCGGTGTGCCAGATCATGCTGAATGATAAATCCCTTTACCCTGTTTTTCAGGCTGACGTGGACAAATGGGCAGGACTCTACCCCGCCGTTGATATCCTGGCAGAGCTTCGGAAAATGGCCGGGTGGTGTGACGCCAACCCATCCAAGCGGAAAACCAAGGGCGGGGTACAGCGGTTTATCAACGGCTGGCTTGCCAAAGAGCAGGACAGGGGCGGCGCTGGGTCAACACCACCGGTTAGGCGCTATGGGAAGCCTGATATTCCTAAGGGCGCGTCCGGCGAACTTGGGGACGCTGAGCTGGAAGCCATACGGCAGGTTCTGGCGGAGAAAGACCTGTGAAATCATGTGGCACGTCACCGCGAAAATTAGCCGCTTAAATCGGCGCTGAAAGCCCGACGATGGTAACACGTCAAAGCGGCGGAAGGAGACTGAATATGGGCAAGAACAACTACATCCAGCGCCGCAGAAATGAACAGCAGGTATTTCTGGACGTTGGCGAACGAATGGGAATACAGAAAACATGTGATTATATACAAATTGCCCTGCGAGACCCGGAGGTCATGGGGAAGGGCACATTTGGCCGGGCGCGGATTGAAAAGCTGTTTCGCCGCGTGGCAGAACTGGCGGACTACTTCCACACGGCGTTTACTTTCGACGTGGAGGCGGACAACCGGCAGGAGGAAATGGACGCGGCACTCAGAGAGATTTACGGGGACGATCTGGAAACATTCTACGAGAGATACCCGGAACTCAAGAAAATCCGCTACGACAAGGCCAGAAAGGGGTGGGTATGATGGACGAAAAACCCGGCCAGTACATCGAAAGCCCATTTTGCAGGAACTGCACGCGGGACGATTGCCCCACCAACGGGGACGGCTGCAAGGCATGGGAAACGTATTTCATCGATAACTGGAATAAAAACATCATGAAACTATGGAAAAACCACAAAAAACAACGCCAATTTTTCCGGTACGAACACCCGGATTTGGTGAGAGAGGGAATCATTTATGAAAAATGAGTACAAAAGCAGAGTGTACACAGATCGTCCGGCCTATGCGGACTTTGACGCACCGGCCAAATTTCAGGCAATCCAGAGCATCGTAGCAAAGCACCTGAAGCAGCATCCCAACGCCATATGCAGCTACTCCGGCGGTGCGGACAGCGATATTCTGATCGATGTGATCGAGCGGGCAAGGAATATTTTCGGATTGCCGCCGGTGAAATACGTTTTCTTCAATACCGGCCTTGAAATGAAGGCCACGAAAGATCACGTCAAGGCCACGGCTGAGAAATATGGCGTGGAGATCGAGACGGTACGCCCGAAAACGAACATTGTCATGGCTTCCCGGAAATACGGCATTCCGTTCGTTTCCAAGATCATGTCCGCCGGGCTTTCTGAGTGGCAGAAAAAGGATGTTCCGCTCTCCGTTGCTCAGGAGTACGATCAGGCGGAGGACAAGGAGGCAAAGCGGGCTGAGCTGAAGGAACGGTACCCGAAGTGTGAAAGCGTTCTGAATTTCCTCTGCTGCTGCAATTCCAAGGGAGAGCCAAGGCCAAATATTCAGCTGGTAATCAATTCCAGCAAGTACATGCGGGATTTCATCGGGGAGTATCCACCGGATTTCAAGATTTCCGCTGACTGCTGCACATACTGCAAGAAAAATGTTGCACATCAAATTCAGAAGGGATTCGACATGGTGATTACTGGTGAGCGCCGGGACGAGGGCGGTATGCGTTCCGTTCCCCGGAAGGACAACACCTCCCTTTGCTTCACGGAAACCAGCTCTGGACAGTATCGGCTTCGCCCACTGTACTATGTTTCGGATGCTGATAAGGCCTGGTACAAGGCGTATTACGGCCTCCGGTACTCGAATGCATATGAGGTCTACGGGCTTACCCGCACCGGCTGCTGTGGTTGCCCGATTTCCTACAAGGCCATTGCGGATTTGGAGCTGATACGGCCATATGAGCCGAACTTGGTAAAAGCTGCGTGGAACATCTTCGGGAAATCCTACGAGTACCGCCAGAAATACAACGCTTACAAGGCCGAGCGGATGGCGCGGGAAAAGGCCGAGAAAAAGAAAGCAGAGCAGGAAGCGGTGCAGGGTACGAGCTTTTTTGATTCGGAGGATTTTCAATGAGCAAGGCAAAAATGTACGGCTGTTTCAAGCCGGTGAAGCGGAATTGCACCCCGCCCCGGTGGGGGAAAGTTCCTCGGGGGAATAAAGAAAAACAGAAAGGAAATGGAAAATGAGTGGAGTCAAAATGCCTAAGAGAAAATGCACCGGGGCGAATTGCCCAATGCAAGTCGGGTACGTTGTTCCGGAAACTTGCCCAGAGCCGGAGAAATGCCGGTATGCCACGTTCCCTCAGACCAACGCCGACCGCATCCGGAACATGACGGACGAGGAGCTGGCAGAGTACCTTAGCAACGTACATTATTGTCCAACTCCTTCTATTTGCGATCCCACGAAAAATTGCAATGATTGCTGGCTGAAATGGCTCCGCTCCCCGGTGGAGGAGACGGAATGAAAGTACTTGTAGCGTGCGAGGAATCGCAAACCGTGTGCAAGACCTTCCCCGGGGCTGCAAAAGCTATGGCGGAACAATGTGGATAGACCATTTTCGCGAGGTCACGGAAATGGTTTAACCGCCTCGAAATCGACACTGTTAGGAGAGACCAATGGCAAGAAAACGTTTTGTAAAACTGCTGATGGCGAAAGGCGTTAAGCGGAACAATGCAAACGGGATTGCGCAAGAGTTCCGGAAAGGGTCTTTGCCCTATGAATTTGCATGGATAGCTTTGGAGTGGAGATTTTTGGGAGAATGAAAACAAGCGATAAGCCCGGGGCAACCCGGGCGGGAAGGAGACAACAATGGACGAAATCAAATTGAAGCCCTGCCCGTTCTGCGGGGGAAAAGGTGTAGAGATACTTGAAGACGAAAACAAGTACTTATACTATCGGTACATGGCACAGTGCCAGAAATGCGGAGCCAATGCAAAACTAGGCCGCACAAAAGAAGAAGCTCGTAAAGCCTGGAACCGGAGGGCTGACAATGGCTAAAGCGGTACTTATCAGCATCCGCCCGGAGTGGGTGGAGAAGATTGCCAGAAATGAAAAGACCGTTGAGGTGCGAAAGACCCGCCCGAAGCTGGAAACACCGTTCAAGTGCCATATCTATTGCACTATGGATCACCCTTATATTTCCATATCCTGCGGGGAACTGGACAAGCTCAATTATCGCACAAATACCGTTGGTCGGTGTAATGGCAAGGTCATTGGCGAGTTCACCTGTGACCGGATTTATGAGCTTGCGCCTCTCAACCATGCACCGGATGACGTAGAAAAGCAAGCTTGCCTGACACGGGAAGAAATTGTGAACTACCTAAAGGGAACCGGCTACGGCTGGCATATCGTCGATTTGCGCATTTATGACCAGCCACGGGAGTTGACGGAGTTCCGGCGGCCTTGCCCAAATGACCTATACTGTGAGACCTGCGCCATGTACAGCAACAACACCGGTATCTGCAACAATGGGGCTTTGCCGCTTCGCCGCCCACCCCAGAGTTGGTGCTATGTGGAGGAATTGAAATGAGTGATTACATCAGCCGGGAGGCCATGCTTGAAAAGGCGGAGTATGATGGGAATTACCGGCTTGTTGTACCCGTAGAAGCAATTAAAGGTCTCCCTGCCGCCGACGTGGAGCCGGTGCGGCATGGGAACTGGAATATCCGGCTTGCAGATGAAATGACCCTCTGCCTGGAATGCTCCATCTGCAGGCGCAAGGTAGACAATATCGACTTGCACCACCTGCTGGAGGCCGGAGAATACGGCGAGGCTTGCCGGAGATACCCGTATTGCCATTGCGGTGCAAAAATGGTTTTGGAGGATGGTAAATGACTTGCTTGTATGTTAATTCCGAACACATAATCCATTTTCTTGCGGGATCAAGGAAGAACCAGCGCATTTCCACGGCTATGGATGCTGCGCTGCTGAATGTGCAGCAGCTGATTGAATCCCAAAGATGGAACCCAATTATTGCTGATGCTTTTCTGGCCGGCGGGTGTGAAAATTGCCGGTGGAAAAACAGGCAGCAGAAATGTTCCTGCTGCCGCCGGAACAGGCATATGAAAGATTGCTTTGAGGAGGACGCCAAATGAAAATTGACCGAGCGATTGAAATTCTGAACCCGGAACACCGGGAGCATTACGACGGCATGGACGAGGTGAACGAAGCCTGCCGGATGGGCATGGAGGCGTTGGAGCGGGGGAGAAATGCCGTCCCCGTGGTAAGGTGCCGGGACTGCGAGTATCTTGTTAACGCGGCAGTTAACGCTAACGGTTTTCTCATCTGCGGCGTCAGCGATATGGAGATTACCCCGGAAGATTTTTGCAGTCATGGAGAAAGGAGAAAATCGAATGAAAATCACGCTTGATATTCCCGATGGTATGGTCTGCGGTTTCCTGAACGGCGTAGTTGAAATACGCGGAAAGCTGACGATGGTGACCTATGCACTGGACACCCACGATCTGCACGATGGGGCGGAAATCAAACTGCCCCGGGAGGAACAGAAGCAATGAGTGATAAACCCACTTACATGGACTGCTGGCACTTTATCGCCCCGCTGATTCCGGTGGACACTGACTACACAATGGATATTTACGTCATGGTGTTTAACGCCCTGAAAGAAGCGGAGAAAAAACGGATTGCCAAGAAGAAAGGGGGAGCAGAGAATGGCTGAAGTTATCAAGGCTGTGTTCTTTGTGATTTTGTTCTCGCTTTTCTGCGTGCTTGTTGCCACGTTGCTGGTATGGGCGATTCTTATAATCGTCAAGGACGTCATCGAACTGTGGCGGAAAATAAAGGAGTGAGAACCATGAGCAAGAAACCGGACTATCTCACCCTGTGCTCCATAGCCGCCCAGAAGGCCGGGACGAGCTACGGAAAGTACATGGCAATGCACGGATACCACCCGCCAATTCAGGCCGATGTGGAGGACGTGGAAGCCCCGCAGGGCATTTCCAAAATCTGCCCACAGTGCGGGAAGGAATTCACGCAGGGCAAGATCAAGCAGAAAATCTATTGCAGCTTGGAGTGCCAGAAAGCCCACGCCCAGAGAGCCGCTAAAAGGAGATACCGCGATAGAAGAAATAAGGAATTGGAGGTACATGAATAATGGCAGAACAGGATTTCAAATTTGATGATGCGTTGCTCATGAAGACTGCACGCGAGATGCTTGCAAAAAAATTGACCGAAACAGTGAAAGAGGTCGCCAATTCCGGGGAATGGGAGATAACCACCATCGAGCAGGAAGAATCTGACCCGGAAAAGATTCTCCGGAGGATGTTTACAAAATACGCCTACGGCAACGTCCCGGAGTGGTTCGCCTCTGCGGTATCTGCGACGTCCTATGTGCTGTCTGTGGACAAGGGAAAGGGGATTGAGTGTATTTCCGTCTTGCACACGGCAGCGGAACGGGCACCGGCTGAAATTCGGATGACGGCGCAGGCAAAACTGCTCATGATATGCCAAGAAACCGGGATGCTCGACGGGATTGGGAGCCTGCCTGTTCTCTAGGGGCAATATGGAATACAAGGACGGCAGGAAGTACTGCGTCGGGTGCTGGTATTTCTTCGGGTACCACGACGGCGGAAAGTGCTGCAATTACATATTCGTCCGTGGGGAAAAGCGGCCTTGCCCGCCTGGGAAGGATTGTACAGAAAGGAGGGCGAAAACGAAAAACAGGAGACGGAATTTAATATTATAGCTTTATCCCTGTATAGTATATATTAAATATAATCTTATATCTTGTGTGTATTGTGTATATCTATACAGGGATTTAAAAAGATATGCAAGGAGGAACGGAATGAACTGGAAGTATGAGGCCATTGAAAAGCTAAAAGAGTACAGTGCAAAAAAGCAGTCCCTGAAAAGCATTCCCGAGGAAATGGCGCGGTTGGAATCCGCTATGCAGAGTATCCGAAGCGCCACGGCTGACGGTACGCCGGTAAGTGGCGGTGGCTCCGGCCGGGAAGATATGATGCTATCGAATATCGTTCACCGTGAGGAACTGGCGCGTTCGCTGGAACAGGCGAGAAAATGGGTGTCGCTTGTGGATTCCGGGCTTGAAGTCCTCACAGACGATGAGCGGAAGGTGCTGGATAGATTCTACATAAAGCCCGCGAGGGGGAATGTGGACAGGTTGTGTGAAGAATTTGGGATTGAAAAATCTCAGGTTTATGCGCGAAAGGATTCGGCGCTTCGCCATTTTACAATTTCCCTGTACGGATGCGCAGAAATTTGAAAAACCGGAAAAAAACCGGAAGATTTTTCAGATTGAATGTGCTATACTGGTAAAAAAGAAAAAGCGCAAGAGGCTTGGGATTGTTCCTGAGCCTCTTTTTGCATGGCGCGGCAGACAGCGAGTCGGGTACCCTCTCCCCAACGGAAGGCCGTTTGAATCGGCCTCGCGCCAATTATTTTGTATGAGCGGTGGTGCTATGGCTGCAAGGATTACAGATCGGAAGAAAAAAAGAATAATCGCCGACTGGATAGAAATGCAGTCGTACAGCGCCGTTGCAAAAAAGCATGGCGTAACTCACCAGACTGTGAAAAGGATTGTCAGCGCTTCACCGGATATCGCCCAAAAAGTGCAGGAAAAAAAAGAAGAGAATACCGCCGACATGATGGCGTACATGGAATCACAAAAAAAAGCGATGCAAGAAGCAATCACCTTGCATCTGAAAGCGCTCACAGACCCCGAAAAGATTTCAGCCGCAACATTAAGCCAGATTGCAACATCTTTCGGGATTATTGTCGATAAGGCCACAAGAAACACGGCAAGCGGCAATGATAGTCTCAATAAGCTGGATGGGCTAATTAAGGAGTTTAGAGATGCTATTAAGCCCGAAACAGATTGAATTTGCAAGGTATGGGAATCACCGATGGAATTTCAAGGGCGGCGCGACCAGAAGCGGGAAAACATACCTTGATTTCAAATGGATTATTCCCATGCGGATTCGAGAACGAGCCGGGAAAGATGGGCTTTCCGTTATTTTGGGCGTTACAAAATCCACAATAGAGCGAAATGTGCTAGAGCCTATGCGGAATCTGTACGGTGATAAACTTGTTGGGGCGATTTCCAGCGATAATACAGCATGGATTTTTGGCGAGAAGTGTTATTGCCTTGGCGCGGAAAAAGTGTCTCAGGTATCGAAGATTCGCGGCGCGTCTATCAAGTATTGCTACGGCGACGAGGTCGCGGACTGGTCGGAGGAAGTTTTTGCCCTCCTGAAAAGCCGGCTTGATAAGGAGTATTCCTGCTTCGATGGCACATACAATCCACAGTATCCCAACCACTGGCTAAAGAGATTCCTTGATAGTGATGCCGATATTTTCAGCCAAGAATACACAATAGACGATAATCCATTTTTACCCCCCACTTTTGTTGAAAATCTGAAAAAGGAATATGCCGGAACGGTGTTCTATGATAGGTACATTCTGGGGAAATGGACGCTGGCAGAGGGGCTTGTATACGATTTTTCCGAAGCGAATATCACGGATGAAGTGCCGGAATTCGCGGATTATTACATAAGCATCGACTACGGCACCCTGAATCCGTTTTCGTGCGGCTTGTGGGCTGTGGATGGTAATAAGGCGGTAAGAATCAAAGAGTATTACTACGATGGTAGAGCCGAATGCAGGCAGCAAACTGACGAGGAATATTGCGACGCTGTGGAGAGGCTGACGGACGGCTACGAAATCAAGAGGGCGATTATTGATCCTTCGGCGGCTTCTTTCATTACCGCCCTGAAACGCCGTGAATTCCGCGCCCAGCAGGCGGACAACGCCGTTCTTGATGGCATTCGGCGAACGGCGGTATATCTCAAGAACGGGAATATAAAAATTCACCGGTGTTGCACGGATGCCATTCGCGAGTTCGGGCTATACCGGTGGGACGATAAGAAAACGGAGGACGCAGTAGTGAAAGATAACGACCACGCTATGGATGATATCAGGTACTTTTGCAATACCATCATGAAATACAAAGTGGAGAAGAAAAACGAGATTTCACCCGCCGCTGCGTTGCTGCTGTGATTTTGCGAGATTTCTGCTATTGGAGAAAATTCATGAAAATTTATCAAGATTTGGAAGAAGCCATTGCAAAGGGAACTACTGGGAAATTCATACGTGATGCAGTGCGGGAGCACCAGAGCAGCAAGGCGTACAAAGACGCCGCTGACGGTATGGCGTACTACAATAAGCACAATATCACCATTGAGAAATTCCAAAAGTTCCTTTTCACATTATCCGGGAACAAAACTCCTGATATTTGGAGCAGCGACTACCGGCTCAAAACGCTCACGTTTCGGCGGCTGGTGACGCAGGAAGTGGGCTATATTTGCGCTAATGGCGTAAGCATGGACGAAAAGGAAAAGCTGGGCGCGGACTTCGACAATAAGCTGCAAACGGCGGCAAAATTGGCACTGGCGCAGGGCGTTTCCTACGGCTATTGGAATCTCGATCATCTGGAAGTGTTTTCATTCGCCGATACTCCCGGAAATCCGGGATTTGTTCCGCTGCTGGATGAAAAAACGTCGGAGCTGATGGCCGGTATTCGGTACTGGTTCCGGGAGACTGGCCGAAAAACTGTTTTCCGGGCTACGCTTTACGAACTCGATGGTGTAAGCGAATGGAGCGCGGAGGGAAGCGACGACGCGCAGCCCATGGCCGAGAAACGCGCATATATCCACAAGGAGCTGAGGAACGACCTGGGTGTTGTGGATGTGTGCGACGAGAACTATACCCGCCTGCCTATTGCGGTATTGTATGGCAACGATACCCACGAAAGCGAACTCGTTGGGTTGCGTGGCTCCATAGACTGCTATGATTTTATCAAATCCGGGTTCGCCAACCAAATTGACGATACCAGCGGAATTTACTGGGTTCTGCACAATACCGGCGCTATGGGCGATACGGATTTGGCACAGTTCATCCAGAGAATGAAGAGCGTAAAGGCAAATGTGGTAGATAGTTCCGCTGGAACAGCAGCAGAAGCCCACACGCTTGACGTTCCTGTAGAAGCCCGAAAAACCATGCTGGATATCTTGCGGCGCGACCTGTACGAAGATGCCCAGATGCTTGATGTGACGGCTCTGGCGGGCGCTGAGAAAACGGCTACAGAGATTTCGGCGGCGTATCAGCCACAGGACAACAAATGCGCCGATTTCGAGTATTTCTTGATAGAGTTCATTCGGCAGATTTGCGCTGTTGCGGGTATCGGTAATCCACAGCCGGAATTTACATGGAACAAGGTAATAAATCGCACCGAGGAAACAAATATGGTGCTCTCGGCGGCTGCGTTCCTTGATGATGAAACAGTTCTGAAACACCTCCCGTTTCTTTTGCCGGAGGAAGTGCCGGAAATCCTGAAAAGGAAAGCGGACGCTGACATAAATACGGTTTACGGCGGTGATGAGGATGGCCAGACCGAATGAAGCCGATAGAGGAACCAATAGGGCGCTTGCCGACTTGGAGCGCCGCATTAACTCCGTATATTCTAAAGCGGCGAAAGAGCTGCAAGAGGAAATAGATGCCTTTTTCAGGCACTTTGCCGATCAGGATAAGAAGATGCAGGACTTGGTAGGCCAGAAGCGCAACGGTAAGGAGTGGACTGAAAAGGACTACCAGCAATGGCGGCTGAACCAGATGGGGCGCGGGGCACGGTTGGAAGCGCTTCGGGACAAGCTGGCCGAACGTGCGACGGAAGCAAAAGAGGTGGCGCTTGCCTATGTGAACGACGCTACGCCCGGAATCTACTCCCTGAATCGGAATTACACCGCCTATACCATTGAGAGCGTTCACCCAAGTGCAGATTTCACGCTTTTTGACGAGCAGACTGTAAAGCGCTTAATTGTGGAGCAGCCGGACGTAATGCCATACTACCCCGAAAGGCTTGCACTAAAGCGGGGCATTGACTTGGCTTTTGGAAAGCAGCAGATTACAGCAAGCGTTACAGGCTCCATTTTGCAAGGCAGAAGCATCAGGCAGATATCCGATGATTTGCAGTCCAGAATCGTCACAATGAGCCGTGTAAGCGCCATTCGAGCGGCAAGAACGGCAGTCACAGCCGCACAGAACGCCGGAAGAATGGATAGCTACGCCACCGCTGACGAAATGTGGGGTATCAAATCCAAGAAAAAGTGGGTAGCCACAAAGGATTTGCGTACCCGCCACGATCACGGCATGGCAGATAATCAGATTGTGGACTACGATCAGCCGTTTGATGTCGGCGGCTATAAGATGATGTTCCCCGGTGATGGATCGTTGGGAGCGCCTGGGCATGAGCTGTATAATTGCCGCTGCACGGTGGTGAATGCCACGGATGATGATCTGGAAGCGGAGCGCCACATGATGCGCGTGAAGAATCCCGAAACTGGGGAATATGAGCTTATCAAGAAAAAATCGTACAAAGAATGGTACGACGAGAAGAAAGCGCAGTATCCCCCAGAAAAATGGGCGGGCATGGTAAAAGCTGGCAAGAACTATCAGGCAGACCAACGGGAATATGCAGAATACCGTGAAATTCTGGGTAAAAAAGCACCAAAAACATTTGCAAAGTTCCAGGATTTGAAGTATAATAACGCTGACGGGTGGGAGGCGCTCAAAACTGCAAGGCAAGTTGCAAGTGCGGCAAAATCTGATATAATTAAAGCAAAGCCCGAAATAAAGCCAGTAACTTTAAGCCTTTCCAACTTAGAGGAATTGGAGAAGTGGCAAAACGAGTATTATGCGACAAACTCGAGCGTCGAGTTTACGAAAAAAGCAAACCCGAATATATCCAAGTATTCCGGCGGTGCGTATAGCGCAATTAACGCCGTAGAGCGCGGCGGAGCGGCGTATGAAAAGGCGCTGCGCTGCTACGGGAACCTCGACGGGTACAAGGAGATAAGCGACGGCGTTTCTGCGGAAATATCAAAGTTCAAGCTTTCAACGGACTTGAACGTGAAGCGTGTTGTCGGTGATGTTGGGTATATTACAGGAGGCGGATCATCTGTTGATGATATGGTCGCGAGTATCGGGAAGCTATATACAGAAAAAGGATTTACAAGTACGACAATAGCGCAAGACGCGCAACTCCCGTTTGGAGGACATAAAGATACGCAGACGGTTCTTGATATTATCGTGCCAAAGTCAACACGCGGCGTTTATATTTACAAAATGGCAGACAACCCAGCGGAATTTGAATTTCTGATAGACAGAGGCACAACATATAAAGTCCTTGATGCGGGGGAAAGAACTGTTAAAAAAAGCATTTTCGACCTAAAATCAAGAGAGTTTGTGGAGAAAGAAGTCCCCGAACGATATATGAAATTGGAGGTTGTTTCGCAATGAAAGAGACGGTGCTTGACTGGCTTCCGATGTTTGCGGAGTTTGTGAAAGACCCAACATCTGATTTTTCTGTTGGGGATTTTGTGGAAATTGAAAAATCGGCTACACCGAATGCAAAAAACGCTTACAGGAAATACATCAAATTCATTTCTCGCGGATTGCAGAACTGGGATGATCTGATTATTGAAAATCGGCGTATTGTTGGTATCGCTAAAACTGCAACGGGGAAATCAAAAGAGCAATGCGAGATAGTTTTGCGGCTCATTGCAGATGGATGGATTGATAATGAACCATTCATTAAGGGGTAACGTATGAGCGTTGAAATCCACGACAGCAGCAAAGCGGAAAGCTGACAAATAGAAGTAAATAGGCTTGAATAAACCAAAAGCACTGTGCAAATTGCATGGTGCTTTTTCTATGCCCAAATCTTCCAACCAGATAAAAAAGAAGCGGGCTGGAATCCCTGCTTGTGGTGGACTATGCGCACGCGCCGCCACGAACCGCACAAGACCGGCTCTGGAAGAAGCAGAAAAGGAGGGGGAAATGAGCATTACATTTGTGGATAACTCTGACGAAATCCTCCGCGCCCTTGGTGAAGCGTGTGAGCGCGGCTTATTTCGGTGTGGCGAAAAAGCTGTAGAATATGCCAAGGATTTATGCCCCGTTGATACTGGGAATTTGCGCAACAGCATTACACATACCGTGGAGGATGGGAAGAAAGCCATTGTTGGAACGCCGACCGAATACGCCATTTACCAGGAAATGGGAACAGGCAAATACGCTGAGGGAGGCGGAGGCCGTCCCACTCCGTGGAAATACCAGGACGCGCAGGGAATCTGGCATTGGACAGCTGGCAATCGGGCGCACCCGTTTATTAAGCCGTCAATCGCCGATCATCAGGGAACGTACAAGAATATTCTGAAAGACGAACTCAGCAAAGGAGATTGACAGGGCGTGGATACCAGAAAAATTAACATTCTTGGAGCTGAATACACGCTTTCCGTTTGCGGCGAAGATGAAGATTCACGGCTGGCGGGATGCGATGGGTTTTGCGACGAAACCAGTAAAGAACTGGTTGCGGATAGCTATAGCAAGCATGTCGGCGACCAAACTTGTAAGAAAAACTTACAAGTTCAGATTAGAAAGAACAAGCGGCATGAGATTATCCATGCATTCCTATTTGAAAGTGGCCTTGCGGAAAACTCCGAATGGGCACAAAACGAGGAAATGGTAGATTTTTTTGCTATCCAGTTTCCCAAACTTATGGAAGCGTTCAAAAACGCTGACGCGATTTGAGGGGCGATACAGTACGTAGATTTTGCGTGCTGTTCGGCTCCTTTTTTGTTTATTTTGGTAAAACCCGCGAAGTATAGCGGCTTTTATATCACAGTCGTCCCCGAAGAATAGGGGCGAAGAAAGGAAGACTGAAACAATGGCATTAACTCGCAAACTTTTGAAGGGGATGGGGCTTACCGACGAACAGGTGGACACCATCATTGAAGCACACACCGATACCGTGGACGGCCTGAAAGCCGATATCGGGAGGTACAAGGCAGACGCCGAGAAACTTCCTGGCATTCAAAAGGAATTGGATGATCTGAAAAAGGAAGACGCTGACGGCGGATACAAGGCCAAGTACGAGAAGGAAAAGAAAGACTTTCAGGATTTCAAAGACGGAGTTGCCGCTAAGGAGAGCGCCGCCGCCAAGGAAAAGGCCGCGCGGGCGTACTTCCAGAGCAAGGGCATTCCCGCCGAGAGCATGGGGCTGGTTATCCGTGGAGCCAAAGCTGAAATTGATGGCCTGAAACTGGACGGCGAAAGTATCAAAGATACCGCCGCACTGGATGGGCTGCTTTCCGGCGATTACAAAGGCTTGATCGGCAAGACTACCACCACCGGCACCCAAACACAGACCCCGCCCAGCACCACCGGCGGCGCAACGAGCAGGGCAGAAATCTACAAGAAGGACGACAAGGGCCGGTACGTGTTGTCCACAGCAGAGCGGCAGGCTGCGATTGCCGCAAGTTTGGAAAAAACGAACTGAAAGGAAGATTAAATGGCTACTACTATTGAAAGTACCACCGCACCCAGAAGCTCTCTGCCTAACGTCTACACTGGCGTTACCGCGAGAGAAATCGATTTTGTTACCCGGTTTAACGACAACTGGGATACCCTGAGGAACATCCTGGGCATTATGCGGCCCATCCGCAAGGCCCCCGGCACTGCGCTGATCTCTTACACCGCCGATGTGACGCTGGAAAGCGGCACTGTGCCCGCCGGTGCTGTTATCCCTTACAGCAAGGCTACCATTACGCAGGCCAGCAAGGCTGATCTGACCATCGAGAAGTACGCGAAGGCCGTACCCATCGAGGATGTGAACAAGTACGGTGCTGAAATCGCCGTGGAAAAGTCCGATGACGCTTTCCTGACCAAGCTGCAGAACGTTGTCATGACTAAGTTTTACACGTTCCTGAAGACCGGCAGCTTGACCGCAACGGCTACCACCTGGCAGGCGGCGCTTGCCAAGGCTCAGGGCGAAGTGCTTAACAAGTTCGCCACCATCCAGAAGGATGTTACCGAGATCGTCGGTTTTGCCAACATTCTGGACGCATACGACTATCTGGGCACTGCCAACATCACCGTGCAGAACCAGTTCGGCCTGACCTACGTCAAGGACTTCATGGGCTACTCCACGCTGTTCCTGCTGCCTGCGGCGCAGATTGCACGGAACACCGTAATCGCTACCCCTGTGGAGAATATTGACCTGTACTATGCCGACCCCGGCGACAGCGAGTTTGCCAAGCTGGGCCTGCAGTACGCCGTGCAGGGCGAAACCAACCTGATTGGCTTCCACGCACAGGGCAACTATAGCACTGCCGTGGGCGAAAGCTACGCCATTATGGGTATGGCTCTGTGGGCCGAGTATCTGGATGGCATTGCCGTTGTGACCGTTAACGCGGGGGGTTAAGGGCGGCTCTGACAGCTGACAAAACCGCACCGGAGACCGTGGACTTTGACGGAATGACGAAAGCGCAGCTTTTGGAGTACGCCAAAGAAAACGGTATTTCCGGGGTCAGCGCCGCAATGAACAAAGCGGACATTCTGACAGTTGTAAAGAGCCGGTAAAGGAGGGAATCACATGGGACATGCGGTAAGCCTGTATGAGCTGCTTGTGTACCTGCGTAATTTCTTCCCAGGCTTGCACTGGCAGTTTACCGGGGAGGAAATCACCGGGAACCGGATCGTTATTCCCGGCCTTGAAACCGGCGATTTCTACCTGATCGAAGGAAGCCGGAGAAATAACGGGATTCACGTGTACGGTGATGCTGATTTGCGGAACGAAACTTATACCGGAATCGTTACGGAAATCTGCGTACCGTCGGAGGTGCTGGCGATTCTGGAAGAAATCAACACATGGCAGGAGAAGAACGCCGAGGCCGTACAAAGCCCGTATCAAAGCGAATCTTTCGGGGGCTACTCGTACACAAAGGCAAGCAGTTCGTCCGGCTCCGGCGAAAGCACGAGCTGGAAAACGGTGTTTGCGCCGCGCTTACGGATATGGAGGAAGATATGAGCTTGCTTGACTACTACCTGAATAACACGTGCGCACTGATGGAAAAGAAGCGCACCCCGGACGGGGAGGGCGGCTGGGCAACGGAATGGGCACAGGGCGCGGAGTTCGACGCGGCTATTATTCTGGATACCTCCATGCAATCCAGAATCGCGGAGAAGGAGGGCGTTACCAGCGTGTACACCATTACCACCCGCCGTGCGAATCCGCTTTCTTTCCATGATGTATTCAAGCGGCTTTCCGATGGCGCAATTTTCCGGGTGACGAGTAACGGGAGCGATAAGCAAGCTCCCACGGTCGGCACCTTGGATATGTGCCAGGTTACCGCCGAGAAATGGGAGCTGACAAAATGACGGCAACAGAAGCGCTCTACAAGTTTTTTTCCGGCTTTAATCTCCCCGCGTACCCGGATACAGCGGTACCGAGCGACACCGTAATGCCTTACCTCACCTATTCGGTCTCCGTCGGCGGGTGGGGCGATATGGCAAACTCGCTGACGGTAAAACTGTGGTATCACACGGAGAAAGAGGCAGAGCCGAACGCCAAGGCAGAGGAAATTTCCCGCACGATAGGACGCGGAGGCATTCAGCTGCCTTGTGATACCGGCACAGTTTGGCTTATGCGCGGTGAGCCGTGGTGCATCAATTCCACATTTGAATCAGATCAATCCATCAAATTGCGGAATTGAT